CAGACAAGAAGGTAATAACTTCATAGGTAGAGCTAAGATACTTGAAACACCTATGGGTAACATTGCTAAAAATTTAATTAACGAGGGTGTAAGACTAGGAGTTTCTAGTCGTGGGATGGGATCTCTCAAGAAAGAAGAGGGATGTAATGTAGTTTGTGATGACTTTATGCTGGCCACTGCTGCTGATATAGTAGCGGATCCTTCAGCTCCTGATGCCTTTGTAGATGGTATCATGGAAGGAAAGGAATGGGTTTGGAATAATGGCATACTTAAAGAGTCTGCTGTTGCTGAAATTAAGCATGAAATTGATGAGGCAACTCTGATAAACTTACAAGAACGGAAGGTTTCCGCATTTAGTAAGTTTCTGAAGAGTTTATAATTATAAATAATCAAAGACTAAAGCACTGAACGGAGTAAAAACAAATGTCTGACAATCAGAAATTAGATAATATGGAAGAAGTGTCTGAGGGTTCTAACGTTGTTACCAAAAATGCTAAACCAGCCGAAAAGATTGACACATCTGGGTCATCTGATTCTCTTGGTGGCAGTGGTAAGAAAGTTGTCCACGTAGATACGGATTCACTTGAAGGAGCCGCTGGCACTAAAAACGCTGGTAAATCTGCAGCTAACTCGGTTAGTGTAGAGAAGGATAAGTCATTAAGCACTAAGCCTTCAGCAGCATCATCTAAGCAGGAGGAAGTAGAAAGTGACGAAGAAGAAGTCATTGCTGAAACCGAATACGACTTTACTGAAGATGTTGACGCTCTTATCGCTGGTGAAGAACTCTCAGAAGAGTTCCGAGAGCGAGCAGTAACAATCTTCGAGGCTGCTGTAACTTCTAAAGTTAAAGAGGAAGTTAAACTTGTCGAAGAAGCGTTTGAATCTACGCTGACTGAAGAAGTCGAAAAGATTAAAACAGAATTAGCCGAGAAGGTTGATGACTACATCTCCTACGCTGCGAAGACCTGGTTAGAAGAGAATGCTCTTCAGGTTGAGCAAGGTATTAAGGTAGAGATGGCAGAGTCATTCTTCAAAGGTCTAAAAGGTCTTTTCATTGAGCACAATTTGTCTGTGCCCGATGAAAAATTCAACCTACTAGATGGTATGGTTGGAGAGCTTGATGAGATGGAAACAAAACTCAATGAGCAAATCGATGCTAACGTCCAACTCAATAAGAGATTAGGACAACTTACAAGAATGGAAATCGTGACTGAGTGCTCAGCTGGTTTAGCTGAAACTCAGAGAGAGAAGCTTGCTTCTCTAGCAGAGGGTGTTGAGTTTGAAACTGAAGAAGACTTTAGAAATAAGGTCGAGACAATCAAGGAAAGCTACTTTGCTCGCAAGGAAGCAACCGAGGTTGCAGATCCTACCGAGGATAAAGGGGAACCCCTTGTAGAAGATACCAATAGCACATCAATGTCTAAGTATGTTGATGCTCTAAGCAATTGGTCTAAATGATTATAAATTAATAACTACTTTTAGAGGAGACTAATGTCACTTAAATCACTCCAAGAAAAGTGGGCACCCGTTCTGAATCACGACGCTCTTCCAGAGATCGGCGATACATATAAGAAAGGCGTAGTCGCACAACTTCTTGAAAACCAAGAGAGAGCAATTTCAGAAGAAGGAAAAATCCTTACTGAAACTCTACAAACAACTGGTTACACCACTGCTGATACAGCAACTGGTCCAGTAGCTGGTTTCGACCCTGTATTGATCAGTCTAATAAGACGTTCAATGCCACAATTAATTGCATACGACGTTGCTGGCGTTCAGCCAATGACAGGTCCAACAGGACTTATCTTTGCAATGAGAACTAACTACGGTGCAGAGCGTGCTCCTGCTGCTGGTGGTTACGATGAAGCATTCTTCGATGAGCCTAACGCAGGTTTCTCTGGAGGAGCAGGAAACGCATACGATCCTGGTGCTTCTTCATCTGCAAACAACGACGCAGAAGGCAACAACCCTGGATTACTCAATGATTCCCCTGCTGGAACATATGAGCAGACAGGTGATGCTACAGGTATGACAACAGCTACTGTTGAAGGACTTGATGATAGTAATGCCACCAACACGGCCTTCCGTGAGATGGGATTCTCAATCGAGAAAGTCACAGTTACTGCTCGTGCCCGTGCGTTAAAAGCTGAGTACAGCATAGAGATGGCTCAAGACCTCAAGGCTATTCATGGATTGGATGCCGAGCAGGAGCTTGCAAACATCCTATCAACAGAAATCCTTGCTGAAATTAACAGGGAAGTTGTTAGAACTATCTACACAAACGCTGTTGCTGGTGCTCAAAACAATACTGCTACTGCTGGTAAGTTTGACTTAGACGTTGACTCCAATGGTAGATGGTCAGTTGAGAAATTCAAAGGTCTTCTATTCCAAATAGAAAGAGATTCTAACGCTATCGGTCAACAGACTCGTCGCGGGAAGGGCAACATCCTCATCTGCTCTGCTGATGTGGCTTCTGCTCTTGGAATGGCTGGCGTGCTTGATTACACTCCTGCTCTTAATGGTAACAACAGTTTGACTAATGTAGATGATACATCTTCAACTCTTGTTGGTACATTAAACGGACGCATCAAGGTTTACGTTGACCCTTATTCTGCTAACGTTAGTGATAAGCATTACTACGTTGCTGGATACAAAGGTACTTCACCTTACGATGCTGGATTATTCTATTGCCCATATGTGCCTCTACAGCAGGTCAGAGCAATCAATCCAGATACCTTCCAACCAAAAATTGGCTTCAAGACTCGTTACGGCATGGTTTCAAACCCATTCTCAGGCGGACTTACCCAAGGAAGTGGTGCTCTTACAGCCAACGCAAACAAGTACTACAGAAGAGTACAAGTTGCAAACCTCATGTAATTCGGATTACATATTTCAAAAGGACTCTTCGGAGTCCTTTTTTTATGGGATAAATAATGAGTGACTGGAGTTTGTCCTATGCAATTTAACGAGAAAGATGTGAGTTACATGCTTAAAGCATGTGAACATTATAAGAATTTGCATCCTGAACCTGAATATGATATAGTAATAAAGAAATTACATAACTATGAAGAGGAGTATGATTGTCCAGGTTGTTGGGATCCTGCTTCAGAACACACATGTAGAGTATGAAGTATAACGTTGATATTGATGCAGGTAATGCATTTGTGGAAAGACTAAAAATTAAAGCACCTTCTATTGGTGGTTTTGGTGGTGCATTTAAAATCCCGACTGGGTATGAGAAACCTTTACTGGTTTCTGGCACTGATGGTGTTGGGACTAAAATTGAGTTAGGAGGATATAGCACTATAGGAATTGATCTTGTTGCTATGTGCGTTAACGATATCATTACCTGTGGTGCTAAACCCCTATACTTCTTAGATTATATTTCTACAAAGAAGTTAGATAAGAATGTGGATGCAATAATGAGTGGCATTCTTAAAGGGTGTGAGATAGCAGGTATAGAATTAATAGGTGGAGAAACAGCAGAGCATTATAAACAGAGTGACTATGACCTTGCAGGATTCTGTACAGGTATAGTAGAAGAGGATGGAATTATAGATGGTCGTTTAATCAAAGAAGGTGATGTTGCTATTGGTATAGAGAGTAGTGGAATACATTGTAATGGATATACTCTTATCAATGAATGTGGTTTCAAACATCCTGAGTTACTTACTCCAACTACAATCTACACATCTTTAGTATCTCATCTGTTACATGATATACCTGTATTGGGTATGGCACATATTACTGGTGGTGGATTGGTTGAGAATTTACCAAGGTGTTTACCTAAAGGATTAACAGTTGAAGTTAACTATGACAGTTGGCCACTGCCTGATATCTTTAGTAAGATTATGCTCAACTGTGAGGTACCTGAAGAGGAAATGTGTAGGACTTTCAATATGGGTATAGGGTATGTTATAATAGTACCACCTGAAGTAGCAGAGGATGCTGCATACATAATTACAACGCAGGGATACAAATTTTACAACTTAGGAAATGTCACAAGAAACTAAAGTAATCTTTAAGATTCACCAAGATGGTAGAGTGGAAGAAAGGGTTGAAGGTGCTCGTGGAGACACCTGTGAATCTATTACCAAAGCACTCGAAGAAAAACTTGGAGATTTGGAAAGAAGAATTTACACCGCAGATTATTACACACAAAAAGATGTCACACTTCAGCACAATAAAAACGAAATTAAAGAATCGTAAAGCATTACTCCATACATTAATGTTAATGGGACATGGAGTAGATGTCAATCAGACACTGGAAAATCCAGCAGGACATGAGCATGAACAAGTAGATGTGCAGATATCCATTGGTAAGGATATTGGATTCCGATGGAATGAAACTACATCATCATATGAGTTGGTTACTGACCTACAAACATGGGATCAACCAATACCAGTGAAGAGGTTTTTAGATAAAGTTGCTCAGTGTTATGCTGTTGAATGTATCAATCAAACTTCACAAGAGGAGGGGTTTGAGGTAGTGGAGCAGAATGTTAAGCAAGACGGATCTGTGGAGATGGTATTGAGTAAGTGGACCTAAATACTTTTTTATAACAAAAGGGGTCTCCAATGGATTGGGATCTCGAACAAAGAAATCAAGAACTAGAAACTATGCTAACAGTTTACCAAGATCATATCGAAGTACTAGAAGCGGAGAATTTAGAGTTAAAGGAAAAGGTTGAGTTCCTTCAGATGATGCTGGAATACGAATCGCTTGGACCGCCTTTGGATGGAGATATAAATAATAATACATGATGATATATTATGACCATTACCAACATTGAGTATAACCAATTCATTGGTATATACGACACTGAGTATGACACTGACGACTTAATAGAATATTGGAAGTACCAAGATAAATGTGGAGCCACATTTAAAAGAGTTGGTACGTGGGGAGCGAGTGGTAAGAAAGCTCAAGGGGTACATGCCCGTAAAGATTCTTGCTTAGCTACTTCAGATTTTATGATGGATCAT